AAACGTATCATCTAACACAAATTGACAGAGTTCTGCAAACCATTTAGCCTCAAAAGGTTCTATGTTATGTAAAATATCCAAAGTTCGTTTAAAGAATGTACCTGGTGTGGCAGTTTCTTGTGCTAAGATTTTAGCCCAAACAGTTTGAGCTTCTTCTTCGTAAATATTTTGTGCATAATCAAAAAAACGAGAACTCCACTCGGGAGAGACTGGTTGATTATTAATTTCGTCTATTACACGTAATTCTTGACCTGCAAAATTCAAGATGTTTACTAAATTGTCTATTTGTCTATTTTCTCTGACTGAAAGAATGGAGCGATTCGTGAATTCAAGGAGCGTGGTTCTCAATCCTTGTTTAAAGTCCTCTTTGGATTGAACTGATGAAGCATATGCGTTTGCATTTGCTATTCGTTTAATCTGATATGGTTCAGCTATCCATTTGCAACCATTGGCAAATACATCAATAAGTTTGGTTATTGGTTGAGATAAACCAGCTAAATCTTTTATCTCTAACATAATAATAAAGTTTAAAATTTGACAGAACAAAAGTAACAACAAAAAGGGGCATATCCAATACTCATAATGATAAGTTTAGAATTTGACACTTTACTCTTTTTCATTCGGATATGTCCCTTATTTAAAACAAATTTCATGAAAGCAATATCCATCAAACAGCCGTGGGCAAGCCTAATCGCTCACGGTATCAAAGACATCGAAAACAGGACTTGGAAGTGTCCTCAGAAGTACATTGGCCAAAGGGTGCTAATCCATGCCTCTTCCTGTAAAGGTGTACAAACATGGAGCTATAACCAGGATGATGAACTTCGGAAAGACAGGGCCATATATTTCAACTGCGTATATGATAAGTTTCCGAAGGGTGCTATCATCGGTAGCGTGGTTATAGCCGACTGCGTACAGAATCATCCTTCAGTCTGGGCAGAGAAAGGTTGTTGGAACTGGGTACTGGAGGATGCGGTACTATTTGATAAGCCGATTATGAATGTGAAAGGGAAACTTAGTTTTTGGGAGTATGAGTTATGAGTATGAAACACAAAAGACATCAAACGGGAAGGCTATTCAGCCGTGATACTTACATGGAGATGCTGATAAAAGACAGCCGAAGGAACTTTGAAAGGGCAGAAAGACTGTTGGGTGATTTGAAACTGAAAAACCATATTATAGACGAGCTTGAAAAGGAGAACGAGGAACTTAAAAAAGAAGTAAACAAGCTTAAGGATGATGCGACATTTTATCACACTCAATGGGGAAAAGAGATAGACCTTTGTAAGGATTTGAAGAGAGAACTTGAATACGCAAAGAAGCGAAAATGGTGGATGATATGGAGTTTATAACTTACTGACAGCCCTTGTCAGTGCTTTGTGAATACCCGGTAACTGCTTTGTGGCGGTTATCGGGTAAATTTGTTTCTGTAACGCAAATACCGAGATATATGGAAGTGATTTACAGAAGTACAGAAACATTGAAGAAGCTGGAGGACAACCCGAGAACCATATCGGAAGGGCAGCTCCAGAAGTTGAAGGAATCCATACAGAAAAATCCGGACTATTTTGAAGCACGTCCGATTATTCTGTCAGACCGAACGGGACATCTTGTCATTATTGCAGGGAACCAGCGCTATGATGCGTGCGTGCAGCTTGGAATCAAGGAGGTTCCTACGGTGCTTATCCCGAACCTGACAGAAGAGCGTGAGCGCGAAATCATTATCCGTGACAATGTGAGTAACGGGGAATGGGATATGTCCCGTCTGTTTGAATGGGACTGCCGGAAACTCATGGAATGGGGTATAGAAGGCATCAGCTTCCCTGATTTGGACGATTTCCCCGGAGGGATGGAAGATACTCACAATGTGCTTCGGAATGAAAATTACGAAGCGGGAGCGCATATCAAGTACCTGGCATTTGAAGGGTACAAGATACCGATAACCGATGTGGAGCTTGAAGGACTGAAGCAGCGTGCTGCCGGGTATCTTGAAGAGAACGGAGTAATGATTGGTTTCGTAAATAATCTGCTGGGCTTATGATGGAATACATTGACATAGAATCACTGAATCCGGCAGAGTACAACCCAAGGCTGCTTACTCCGGAAGCACAGGAAAACCTGAAGAAGTCGATAACGGAGCTTGGCATCATCAAGCCGATAATTATCCGCAGGTCTGACAAACGAATCATGGCAGGCCACCAGCGCACAAAGACCATGAAGCTGCTTGGGTATACTCATGTTCCGGCTTTCGTGCTGGATGGCGTGAACTCAACGGATGAGGTACGCTTCAACCAGCTTCACAACTATGCCGAATGCGAGGTGTCGGAGGTACAGCCGGACATACGTGTACCTGTTCCTGAAGGAACGGAAGGTTTCTTTATGGTACCGAACAAGGATATAACCATCATTACCAAGGGTGGGAGCAACGCACACGTAGTGGACCTTACGAAGATGATTCTTCGCTATGGCCAGTTTGCGAATGCCGTATGCAACCATGAAGGAAAGGTCATCATATCCACCGTATACGCCAAGGCGGTGAAGCTTATGGGTATGGACCTGCTTGTCTATGTACTTCCGGAAGGAAAGGAGGAGCTGGCCCTGTCTTATTTTTCGAAGGAATACGGTGTCTTTGAATACTCCCATCTGGAACGGAAGACTTACATACAGTCTTTTGCACAGAAGGCACGTCTCAGGGAGAAAAACGGCATCCCGAGCAGCAGGAGCCATTCGACTCTGTACGAGCGTCTGGTGCTTCCGTTCATCACGAAGGACATGCATGTGCTTGACTTCGGAGCCGGACAGAAGGACTATGCCACCAGGCTGAAGAAGGATGGATACCTCATTGACGCGATAGAGTTCTTTCACCGGAAGGACGGGGCTGACGTGATAGACGAGAAGGAGATACGTCAGGACTGTGCGGACGTGTGCAGGACATTGTCGGAGTATGGTCTGTATGATGTCGTGGTATGTGATAGCGTTCTGAACTCCGTAAATTCCCTTGACGATGAAAGGAACGTCCTTCTTTCCATTTCTGCATTGTGCAAGCCGGGAGGTATGATTTTCTGGTCAGGAATTCCGATACTGTTCGTACAGAAGGCTTCCGAGAGAAAGGAAACACATGATTACCGTTCTAGAGCACTTTTTCTGGATGCAAACAACTTCACGGCCAACTTCCGCTTTGGAGAATGGTATTTCCAGCATTATCATTCCACAGCAGACGTATGCCGTCTTACGGAAGAATTTATCGGTTCTGAATTCAGGATATATGAAAAGGGTATCAAGGTAGACAAGTCACGGGAACTGCGCGGATCATCCTTTCAGGTATCCGTCATGAACGAAAGAAGGGCTGAGCACGATGTATATGCTGAAGCTCTCAGATACGAATTTACCCTTCCTCTTCCTAACAACAGAAGATGGGATTTGGATAAGGAAATATTACCCGTTTTTGAAAAATTGTGATTATGGCAGCACCAAAAGGAAATAAGTTCTGGATGTTAAGAAGTAAGCATGGCAGGGACAAGCTCTTTGCTACGCCTGAACTTCTATGGGATGCGGCGTGCGAGTATTTCCAGTGGTGCGATGAGAATCCATGGACAACCAGAAAGGCCATACAGAAAACTGTACCCGTAAGAGTTGCTAAAGGGAAGGAGATTGTAACAGAGAACCAGCAGCACACACAGCAGGAGGTTACTCCCACGTCACGGCCGTATTCTCTCATGGGACTGTGCGTGTATCTGGGCGCTTCTACAAACTGGTGGAACGAGTTTCGTTCTGCCTGCATGAATAAAGGGGATAAAGATTTTTTGGAGGTCATCGCGCGTGTGGAGGAAACCATCAAGACCCAGCAGTTCGAAGGGGCATGTGTCGGTGCGTTCAATGCGAATATCATAGCCCGTACTTTGGGGCTGGCCGACAAGCAGGAGGTGGACCATACGACGCAGGGAAAGCCATTCAAGGGATTCGATTTTCTTCCCTATACTCCGGAAGCGGACAAACTGAAATGACATGGGACAGAAGGTCAATATAAAGCAGAGGTTGGCATACAATTACCTTCGTGATGAAAGGACGAAGTTTCTGCTGTATGGCGGTGCCGGAGGTGGTGGAAAATCATGGCTTGGCTGTGAGTGGCTGATGCAATGTGCCTACTATCTTCCCGGCACTCGCTGGTTTGTAGGGAGAAATAACCTGAAGGACAGCCGTGAATCAGTTACCGTAACATTCAACAAGGTGGCAACGTCTCATGGCTTCAGGGCATACAAGACAAACAATGAAGGGATAGCGTTTGACAACGGTAGCGAAATAGTTTATATCGACCTGACATATTATCCGGTTAAAGACCCGTTGTATGAACGCCTGGGTTCAAAGGAATATACCGGAGGATGGATAGAGGAAGCTGGTGAGGTGCATTACCTTGCCTTTGACGTGCTGAAAACCCGTATCGGCCGACACATGAACGATGTCTATGGCGTACCTGGAAAGATACTTATCACCTGCAATCCTAAGAAGAACTGGCTGTACCGTGACTTCTACAAGCCGTGGAGGGAAGGAAAGCTGGAAGAACCGTATGCTTTCATTCAGGCATTGGTTCAGGATAACCCTTGGGCTACGGAGGACTATATCGAGAGCCTTCGTAATACGAAGGACAGGGTGACGAAGGAACGTCTGTATTTCGGGAACTGGGAGTATGACAATGACCCGACAGCCCTTTGTGATTACGATGCTATCTGTGACCTATTCACGAATGAGTTTGTCAAGCCTGCCGGGGATTCTTCCGGTTCTGCTGACCTTGCCATGAAGGGACGTGACCGTTTCATAGCCGGACACTGGAAAGGGAATGTCTGCTATATCAAGCTGGATCAGGAATACAGTACTGGGAAGTCCATCGAGACAGACTTGAAGCGTATGATGATAGAATGTTCCATTCCACGCAGCCGGATGATAGCGGACTCTGACGGGCTTGGCAGCTATCTTGAAAGCTATCTGAATGGAATCAGAGAGTTCCATGGAGGAACACGACCCATCAATCCTGAGTATGACAACCTGAAATCGGAATGTGCCTTCAAGCTGGCGGAGATGATAAACAACCGCCTTCTCCGTATAGTATGTACGGAAGCACAGAAGGAAAGGATTATTGAGGAACTGGGCGTATTAAAGCAGGACCACATAGATGCGGATACGAGAAAGAAGGGAATTATCAGCAAGGAAAAGATGAAGGAGATACTTGGCCGCTCTCCTGACTATCTTGACATGCTGATTATGGCGATGTTTTTCAGGATAAAACCAGTGTTAAGGCGGCCGAAAGCAAAACTTGGGAATATATGACGGTAAAGGAGTTGTTGGTAGTTGGTAATCTGTCACACGGTATTGAAGGAGAGCTTGAAAAGCTCCGTAAACCGTGGAAAGTGGGAAAGGTCAGGACACCTGATACCTTGAATGACATGAATATGGGTGAGCTTATGCAGTTGCAGTCAATCAGTACGGAGAAGGAAACGATAATGGTTCCCTGTCGTGTGCTTCTTGGAATGTCGGAGCGTGAGGTGATGAGGGCTGATGCGTCTGAGGTTATCGGCTTTTGCTTCTGGGTGGCCAGGGAAGTGAAGCGGATAAACAAGCTGTTTGCTTCCACGTCCGTTCCTCCTACACCGGAGGAGAAGCAGGCTGGGGCAGAAGCATTGAATTTCGGGCCGTTCGGACTGCTTGACTATTATGCACTGAGAATGGGAATAACGGACCATGAGGCGGTAGAATATGTTCCGTGGGTACGTGTGTATAAATGCCTGGATATGGATGCCAGGAAGATGAGGTATGAACGCAGGTTACGTAAAATCTTGGAGGGAAAGAAGAAATGACAGTAGAAGAGAAGGTTAGGAAAATAGTGGAACAGATGGGAGTTACCTATCTGTTTGAGAACTGGCAGGCTGCCAATGTAAGGCTTGACAAGATGCAGCTTCCTGCCGTGATGTATGTGCTCCCGGCTTCCGGAAGCCTGAACGTGGGTTTGATGCAGCTGAAGGATTACCCGAACTGCATGATAGCCTTTATGGACAAAACGAAGCATGATTTCTCCGGTGAAGAAAATGACATGGTGATAGAACGATGCAAGTCTTTGGCCAGGGAGTTTATACTGAACGTGAACAGAAGCGGAATGTTTGAGCCTGTACAGGGTGACATTCAGTATTCGGTGTTCTATGATAAGCTTGACGTGAATGTGACGGGGATTGTCATCCAGATTCCTTTGAAGGAAATAAGAGGAATCGTGATATGCCCTACAAAAACAGTGAAGGAGATAGTGTATGGAACTTCTGCTGAGGGATAAGGTGATGGAGCTGGTGTCTTCAGAACTTGAAGCATTGAAACAGAAGGTAATCGAAAACCAGAAAAACTCCGGTCTGGTTGCTTCCGGCAGAACGATAGCCAGCATGAAGGTAGAGGTTACGGAGGACGGCGGTGTTCTGTGGGGACGTAGCCCGTTCGGGACGCTGGAGACCGGACGAAAGCCGGGTAAGGTGCCGGCAGGATTCTGGAAGATAATCCGGCAATGGATGGATGACAAGGGCATACAGGTGCAGAAGCCTGATTCCTTTGCTTACCTTGTGGCGAGAAAGATAGCCAATGAAGGGACACAGCTCTTCCGGAATGGCGGTAGGGATGATATTTATTCTCCTGAAGTGAAGGATACGGTAGAAAGGGTATCGCAGGGTATCGGTATTCTGTTCGGGAGTGAAGTGGAACATATAAATCTTAATTTCAATGAGAACGGGAACTATTAACGGATGCAGCATCAAATATCCGGATGAAGTGGTATTCTGCTTTAATCCGAATGTGATTACAGTGAATACCTCAAGTGATGTCACTTTTGTAATATCTTCTGATAGTGGAGGTTCCGGAGGTGTATTCGATGCCACATTTGACAAGACGTTTACGATTGTGAAGAGACCGTATTTTTCGGATAATCGTGACGAATATGAAAGTTATGTTGAACTTGATATATCCGCATATATACAAGCATGCTTTGACATCAATAGGAGCGGAGGAATGGTGGAATCAAAGGTTATTCATGTGAAAGTATCCATATCCGGTGAATCTTTCTCTTTCGATGTAACTGCCATATGGGGAGCTATGAATATCGGTGAGCAGTTTGATGCTCCACGTACCGTAGTACATTTTACGAAGTATCCATTTACGGTAACGATATTTGACCAGATGATTAAGCATGTGAGTCCTTCTGACGTACCGGAATATGTAAAAGTCGTGGAAGATGATTCTGAAGATGGTATTTATTTACGCTGGATAGACCGTCATGGATTTTACCAATACTGGCTTTTCCAGGAAGGGTCAAACGAAAATAAATCAGAGGAATATGGTGAGCGTCTTATGGAAAACTTTTATGGGAGCAAGTATGGGTATTACGGCGTATCCAGAATTCAGGGAAAGACTACCGAGGGAACCAAAAAGGCATGTGCGTCATTGGTTTCTAAGGAGATATTCAACATGCTGCTTTCAATACATTCTTCTCCTCTTGTCGATATGTATGTGGATGAGACCTGGGTTCCGGTTGGTATAAAAGCTGATACGGCTGTTGATTCAGGTGAGCACCTGCAGGATTTTGAGATAACGGTCATATTGCCAACTATTATTTCGCAGAGCTTATGAGAGATGAGTTATATATTGACGGGACGAAAGTGGATATGGGGGAGTCCGGTGTTTCTCTTGAATACCGTAGCAATATCCTGACGGATATTAGCAAGATTGTAAGTAATTTCAGCTATACAATTAAGTTGCCGAAGACAAAAAATAACCTTCGGCTGATAGAATGTGCTCATATACCTAGTGCGGTGAGCAGCTTCCCATATCTTCCTCATGTAGGTACTTTATTACGTGACGGTGTGCAGATCGTTGATGGAGCCAATGTGGTATTGATGTCAGTAAGTGACACGATAGAGATTGCGCTTTCATGGGGAAACGCTACGGGATTTTCAAAAATTATTGAGTTTGAAGGGAACCTTGATGACTTGGATTATGGAATAGATGATTATGTATTTTGGAGGTATGATATATCTCCAGATGAAGATGCGCCTATTATGAACTATGGTTTCAGGAGCACGGAGAAACATGTGTCTTACCATCCGGTTGTATCCGCTAAATGGCTTTTGGATAGGATACAGAGTCAGTTTGGTGTGAACTTCTTGTTCCCCTCTGATAAGCAGGATATTCTTCAAAGTCTGAAAATTCCACTACTGAAAAAAGAGGATGCACAGAAGCATGTGGATGCAAATCGTGTTACATTGACTTTGAGCGGATTGAAAAGAACGGATGGGGCTTTACGGTTTTATCAGTTGTTGTTTTATGGTACTGTACAATCGTATTATATTGAATACTATAATGATACAGCATTTATATCTGCTTTTAGGCCAAAGTTTAACAACATGCAGTTAAATTATTCGATAGATTGCAAATTAGTTTATGTTGGAGGTGCATACAAGAATGGAGGATACCTTGATATAGTGGATGCTGACACTGGAGAGATAATAGACCAAGTAAATGCGTGTGAAGTTATTGATAGAGGGAATGATAATTATGAGTGTCATTTCCAGAAGGATTTGTCGTTGGAGCCGTATGATAAGACGATTTATATTAGTACAACAGTTTCTAAAACTGGTGATGATAGTGTCAGTCTGGTTTCCGGAAGTATAAATCTTGAAGCAAAGGTTTCCGAGGTAGGGGCTGATATAGGAGAGTATAACAAGTTTTTTACAATACCTAATTTACCATCAATAAAATTGATAGACTTTATTAAGTCTATAGCTTATATGCTTGGCGTTTTTGCGGTTCCGGGTGATAACAACGACATACGTTTCATATCATTTGACACGGTGATAGAAAATAAAAGTAATGCAGTAGATTGGTCTGGAAGGGTTTTGTTTAATGATTATGGTGATGTAGCACGTAATATCAGTTATCAGTTGAATGACTTCACCCAGAAAAACTGGTTCCGCTATAAGGAAGATGATAATGTTACTGAGAATTATGATTCGTTTATAGCAGTTGAGAATAGGGCGTTAGATTATGAAAGAGATGCTGTCTCACTTCCTTTTTCTGCTTGTGATACGTTGGGAGGTGTGGCAAGTATCCCGTTGTATTCGTATAATGATGATGGAGAGCTGGAATATGATAGTGGGATGAATCCACGAATCGTTTTATATGATTCTGAGACTCGTTCATGTGTTTTCTATCCGTTAAGATGGGAGGAATTAATAAGGCAGCATTATGCATCGTATCAGGAAGTGGTCAGACAGCCAAAGGTTATAAAGGAGCTTGTTCTTTTATCTGCTCCGGAATTGGCCGTACTTGACTTGCTTAAACCTGTATACATACGACAATATGGTTCCTATTTTGCGATTGTGAAGGTGAAAACCAAGGAGAATAATATATGCGAAGTTGAATTGCTAAAAATATAGTGTTATGGCGGATAAGGTGGAGAAAATCCTTGACATCAAGGTGAATTACAATGAAGCTGTAAAGGCGATAGCGGAATACCAGACGAAGATTGATGCGGCCAGGGATGCAGAAAAGAACCTGAAAAAGCAGTTGAAGGATGGGGAAATATCCCGTCAGCAGTATAACGAAGAGATGGCTGCGTCAAAGATTGCCATTGCAGATTATAATGATGCGATACGTATCATCAACAAGACCGTACAGAATCAGATTAAGCAGGAGAAAGAGCAGGAGGGGAGCCTGAAAGCACTACGCGCTGAGCTATCTAATTTGACGGCTGAATATGATGCTCTCTCGGAAGCTGAAAGAAAGAGTGCCAGTGGTGAGGAACTGAAAAATAAGATAAACGAGGTTACGGATGCCCTGAAGGATGGAGAGGAGGGAACGAAGAGGTATTACCGGAATGTGGGTACCTACGAGGAAGCGATTAAGAGTGCTGTTTCAAGCAATATCCCGTTTATTGGAACATTAATACAGACTCAGGATGAGATGGGAAGTGTGAAGGCAGGTGCTGTGGCTGCAGGTGCTGCCGTGAAGAATTTCTCAAAGACACTTCTTGCATTGTTGGCCAACCCGATTGTAGCTATTCTTACTGCGATTTCCGTGGTGATTATGGCTGTAGCTAAAGGTATTAAATCGAGTGAGGAAAATACAAGCCGATGGAATGCTGTTCTTGCTCCATTGAAAATGGCTTTGGATGCCGTGGGTAAAGTGCTTCAGATTGTGGCAAGTGGAATACTTTCTGTTGTAGAAGCTGGTGGTAAGATGATGGGATGGATTACCAAGCAGCTTGAAAAACTTCCGGTACTTGGTAAATATGTGGCAGAGGTGAACAAGGAGAATGAGAGATACATTGCTATGGCAAAGGAGCAGGCGGCAATAGACAGGGATACACGAAACCTTCAGGTGCAGAATGCAAAGAATGCTCTTCAGATAGCTACTTTGAAGGCAAAGGCTGACGATGAACTGAATGTGTCTGCAAAGGAACGTATGGAAGCTATCAGGGAAGCTAACAGACTGGAGGAGGAAGCCAGCAAGAAGAACTACGAACTGGCCAAGAGAAGATATGAACTGATGGTACAGCAGAATGCGATGGCTGAGAACACTAAGGAAACTAATGATGCTATTGCTCAGGCTGAGGTGGAGATGTATAATGCGTTGACTGAGTATCAGGATAAAAGGGGTGAATTGCTTGGTCGTGAGGTGTCTTTGGCAAACGAAATAAAGTCGGCTGAAAAGGAAAAGTCGGATGCTGCAAAAGCTGCATCGGAAAAAGCTGTCGCAATAAAGCAGAAAGAATTGGAAGCGGTAAGAGCAGCAGAGGATGCAATGCTGGCTCTCGTTAAGGATAAGCGTGAGCAAGCGCGTAAGGAAATAGAGCTCACTTATTCCCGTCAGATTGAAGATTTACGCGCAAGACTGGAAACTGAGAGTGACCTTACTGTAAAAGCCCGGCAGGCTATCAACGATCAGATAAAAGCCCTGGAACAGCAGAAGTATGCTGAGTTGCAAAAGCTGTCTGAGGAGGAGTTACAGAAAGAGATAGACAACCGTACCAAGCTTATTTCCTTACAGCTTGAAGCAGTAAAGAAAGGTAGTGAGCAGGAATATCAGTTGAGGATGCAGCAGCTACTTGCCCAGCGTGATGCCGAGCTTGCTGACAAGGAACTGACCGAGCAGATGAAGCTTGCCATTGTGGACAAGTATGACAAGCAGATGGACGATCTGATATTACAGCGTGAGCAGGAAATATCGGAAAAGCAGCAGGAAGCCGTCAGACTGAGAATGGAGAATGAAATTATGCAGCTCCAGCAGTCCGGTGCAAGTGAACTGGAAATACTTCAGGAACAGGCTTCACAGAAATTAGAACTGTTGAACAGCATACAGCAGCAGGAAGGGGAGAGTGAACAGGAGTTCCTTAACCGTAAGCTTCAGGCTAATCAGGAATATATCGATGCGAAGAAGGCCATTGCAGACAAGGAGGTTGAGATAGAGCAGGTAAAATTTCAGGCAATAGAGACAATAACATCAGGTCTTTCATCCGCCTTTGAAACATTGGGTGAAAATAACAAGACTTTTGCCATACTCTCAAAGACACTGGCTCTTGCTGAGATTGCCATCAATACCGGAAAGGCTCTGGCTGCCGGTATAGCGCAGGCTCAGTCTGTCCCGTTCCCGGCTAATTTGGCAGCTATCGCAACAACGGTGGCAACGATACTTTCTAATATTGCTGTAGCTACAAAAACGGTAAAAAGTGCTAAATTTGCAACAGGTGGTTTAGTCACCGGACCAGGCACCGGAACAAGCGACAGCATACCTGCACAGCTTAGTAATGGTGAGTCGGTGATGACGGCCAGAGCCACCTCGATGTTTGCTCCTTTGCTCTCATCATTCAATCAGATGGGAGGGGGAGTTCCTATCAACGTGACACAGACAAGTAGTCAGGCTCTCGGAGAGGACATGCTGGCCAGAGCTGTCGCCAAGGGAGTTCAGTCTATGCGTCCGGTTGTTTCGGTTGAAGAGATAACCAGTGTGAGTAACCGTGTAAAAGTATTGGAGAATCTTGGTAATGTATGAACGTGTATGAATTTCTAAACACACATAAGGGAGTGATGGAGCAGTTACAGACGCTCCCGGTACAGCCGTCGGACGTGAGATACCTTGAACTTTACAAGGAATATAGCCGTCTGATGAAAGAAGGGCATAAGAAAACCTACGTATTGCAGTACCTTTCGGACGAATACAACGTGGATGAGAGGACGATATACAGGGTTGTAAAGAAGTTTTCCACGGAAGTGGATATGTAATTGTTTGAGGTGGGCAGCGGCTCACCTCTTTTTGTTTGAAAAATCGACTGACAAGGCGTGTCAGTGCTATTCCTTTCAAAAATTCTTATAGCCATATCGCGTTCACTACCTTTGTTTCAAACAATTACGAGATATGGCGAAATTATTTATCAACAAAGACATTGTAGCTGATACCGAAAAAATGGAAAACTGGTATCTGACTGGCGTTGATGGTATGTCCTTCTCTGATGTACAGGATTTTCTTGGATGGATTGCTCCGGATGACAATCACATTGATATTGAATTACACTCGTGTGGTGGTGATGTGGCTGAAGGATATGCGATATATGATGCTTTAAGGGCTACTGGGAAGGAAATTTCTGCAACTGTAGTAGGAAGATGTGCTTCAATGGCGACAGTAATTCTTTTGGCAGCTCCTATCGAGCGTAGAAAGATGTATCCCCACGCAAAGATTCTTATTCATTCACCTTATTGTCCTGGTGTAGAAGGTTCTCTTGATATTTCAGCGCTTGAATCCTTAAAAGCTGGGTTGGAAGCAGAGCGTGAACGTATGATTTCAATCTATGTTGAGCGCTGTGGGGTTGATCGTGCGGTGATAGAGGAACAGATGGCTAAAGAAACATGGTTTGGTGGTGAGGTAGCCAAGCAACTTGGATTTGTGAGTGAGGTAATTATGCCGAAGTCAGCTAAAGTAGTATCTAACAATAAATTTATGGGAAAAAAAGAAAATGAAGTTACGGTAAGCAAGTCATTGCTTGACCGTATGCTGGCCAAGTTAGGCTATGCAAAAATCGAAGATGTTCCTGCGGTAGCGTTGGAGCTTACAACTGCAGGTGGCGACACATTGACAGTAGAGCGTGAAGAAGGTGAACCGCAAGTAGGTGATGCGGCAAGCCCGGATGGGGAACACGTAATGCCAGACGGGAAGACTATCGTAGTGACTGACGGTGTAATTACCGAAATCCGTGAAGCTGAAAGTGGAAATGATGATACTGCAGCCTTGGAGGCACGTATCGCAGAATTGGAACAGCAGGTTTCTGACTTAACAGCCAACGCCAAGACAGAGGATGATGTCAGAATCCTGGATGCAGTGGCTAAAGCTGGAGGAATTGAAAAACTGACTAAAGCGGCCGCAAGCAAGTACACTCCTGCAGGACGTACTACTACTATCGGTAAAAAGACTGAGACAAAGAAAGTGAGCAAGATTGGACAGAAATTGGAGAAAATCAAAGAAGAAAGAAAAGGAGGTAACAAATGACGTGGGAACAGTTAAGCAATCTGACACCTGATAATGGTGCAATTAGAGATTTGAAAGATTTGATTATTGCAGAGATTTTTACCGACCCTGAACTGGAGCGCTTCTTCACTCTTGTACAGAACGCTAAGAATGGTGAAAAAATTGGTTATCGTGGTGCAATGAGTGATGTCGGTTGGGCTGGCTCTGGTTGTAATCCAAGCTATAAAAGTGCAACCATTCAATTCCTGGAAAAAGAATGGTCAATTGGTGATTGGCAAGTTCCTTTGAAGTGGTGTTATACAGAACTGATTAATACTATTGCTGAAAATTGTCTGAAAACAGGGACTGAAATTGGCGATTTGACTTCGACTGAATATATGGATGATATTGTTTATCCAGCATTGAAAGATGCGATGATGAGCATGATGTGGCGATTTGTATGGTTCTCAGATAAGGATGCAAAACTTTATTCTAACTCTGGAGTCTTGTCTACAGGAACTGATGTGGAATTGTTTAAAACGACAGACGGTTTGTGGAAACGACTTTTTGCTGTTGGAACTGCCAGTGCTGGTCAAAAAACAGCTATTGCAGCTAATGGTGAAGCGACGATTGCCGAACAGTTTAGCAAGTTGAAGGAGTCTGGAGTAGCAATCGGAATCTTCGATGCGATGCTTGAAAATGCAGATGCCCGAATCGCAGGTTTGCCAGGTGCTGGTATCTTCTGTACTAAGACGCTTGCAGATGCATTGACAAAAGACTTGAAGCGTGAATATAAGGAAATCCTTACATGGGAGCAGGTATTTGGAGGAATGAAAATGACAGAGTACAATGGTGTTCCTGTATACCAGATTCCGGTGTGGGATAGAATGATTATGAAATACCAGAATGACGGAACGAAACTTAATCTTCCTCACCGTGCTGTGTTTGGTTCTCCTCGTGAAATGTTGGTCGGAACTCCAGCTAATGACCTGATTTCAGAACTGGATATTTGGTTTGATAAAAAAGACCGTATGAACTATCTGTATTCCACGGGTAAGATGGGAACACAAATTGGTCAGGATGATTTGTTCCAGTTGGCTTATTAACGAAAAGGAGGAGTTATGTCAGGAATCTGTGACTATGCAATAAAAAGGGACATCGTGGCAAGCTGCGATGACCCGCTCGTTCCTGGAGTAGAGCAGGAAGGCGTTATCATGAACCGGAAGGATATAGATTTCGCTACAGTAGCATTCAATGCAACGCGTAAGAATGTGATTGAAACGCTTGCCTTGAAGGAAGGAAAGAAAGCCTATAAGGTTATTGTGCCTGGAAGCACTCCGTTTACCGGGACGAACACGGCACTTGCTGTCGGTACCTATCAGAATACGTTTACCAATACGGTGAACATGGTGATTCTTGCCAATGACCCGGACGTGTGTGCGGACATCATTGACGGGCTGGCAAATGGTGAATATGTGGTAATCCTGGAGAACAAGGCGAAGAACTTGCAGAAGGAAGAGAATCCGGGTGATTCTGCATTCCAGATTTACGGTTATTATCAAGGCTTGAAGGCTGCCGAAATCAGCAATGATAAGTATGCAGAGGATACAAATGGAGGATGGGCTGTGTCATTGCAGGAAACAAAAGTGCCAAAGTCTGCTTTGTTCCTTTACAAGACAGACTACGAGACTACCAAAACGGCCATCGATACGTTGACATCTCCAGCAGCTTGATATGGAAGTGATTGATGTGGTTAATAGGTTGAAGGAGTTGGGAAGCATTGCTTCCCTCTCTTCTTCTGACAAGGCAGAGATTGAAAACCTTTATGTGCTTGTCCTTGATAAGAAGTTTGTCCGCACATCTTGTAGCGACTGCTATCATGATGCGGTGATAGAAATGAGTGTTTACCTTAACAAGAACGGAAAGATGAAAGAAAAATCAGAATACGGCTTGAAGAACGGTGTTCTCTTGCAGATGGGATTTGGCAGTAGCGAAATGTATACGAATGCCAACCTTACTGATGAAGCTGCAGAGAAGTATCTGGCGAAATACCCGGACAACATTAAGTATTTCTCAAAGAAACCTGATGACTGGGAAGAACGTGTAAAGTCTAGAAAAGACGGAAATGTGGTGATTAATGACGAGCTTGTCTCTCTCATGGTGGAAGCTATGAAGGATGGAGTTTCAAGCAAGTCAATTCAGGAAGAGTTCAAGGGTTATAAAATCTCCGGAAAGGCTATTACAAAAAAATCCCTGACAGTTCACGTAAACAAGGCTCTGGAAGTATTTGCTGATATGCAGGAGAATCTGGAAGAAAGTGAAGGAGGCAGTGAGAATGGGGATGATAATGAATCTACTGATGGGCAGACCGATGAAGACGGAGAAGCGGTAGAAGGCGCTGAATAAATTAAAACCTCACGGAATTATGAAAGTAAAGGAGCTTAGAAAGAAGAGCAGTGTAAGGGTAGATATACGCTATTTGCAGCAGCTTGGAATACAGTCTTACGGGGATGACAACCTCTATCCGCAGACGGTAAGAAATATCATTGCAGCGAGTTCTACCGGAAGTGAATGTGCTGACCGTTTCGCGGATTTCATTGAAGGTAACGGATTCCGTGAGGTTTCTTTTTCGGAGTATGTGGTAAACCGGAAGGGAGATACGGCTGATGATATACATTCTCTTGTTTGCCGGGATATGGCTGACTTCAATGGAATTGCCATTCATGTAAATTACAACATTTTTGGCCAGATTGTAGAAATTCAGCATATCCCATTTGAAAATTGCCGCCTGGTGGAAGAGGATGATAACGGATATGTGGCTAAGATTGCCGTGCATCCTGACTGGAGTGGTACGAAAAGCAGGAAATGGAAGAAGATACGTGTGGCAAAAGAGAATATCGACTACATAGATGTGTTCAATCCGTTGAAATCTGTTGTTCTGGCACAGATTGAAGCTGCTGGCGGGATAGAATACTACAAGGGGCAGGTTCTATGGGTATCCATGGCCGGAAAACAGACTTATCCGGTAGGTAAATCTGACCGTGTCATTACCGAGATGAGCACGGATGAAGGGCTTTCCAACGTGAAATTCAGGAATGTGCGCAATAATTTCCTTCCGTCGGGTATGGTAGTGACAAAGAAAGGTTCGGATATTGTCAGATACGATGAAAAAGGTAATGAAATAAAGATTCCGGAGGATGACGGATTTTCTGATAGCCTTGTGAAGCTTCAGGGTGATACGAATTCTCTGAAACTTATAGAGGTAACGCTTGAAAATGACGAAGAAAAGCCTGAATTTATCCCGTTCACTACACAAAATTATGATAAGGAGTTTACCGTTACGGATGCAAGTGTGGTGGAGCGTATTTATTCCGCCTATGGTCAGGAGCCGTGGTATTGTATTCGTATCGGGAAAGTGGGATTTTCCGGCGATATTTTGGAAGATGCCTTTGAATACTATAATTCTATCGTCAGCAAGCAACAGCGCTTAATAGAGCGCACGTTTGACCGTATTTTCCGCAACTGGTATGAGGTGGCCAACCCGTCAATGGATTTCAGTGTACAACCATTAAAGTATATAAGAAATGCAGCAGTACCTGATAACAACGCATGATGTATCATCCTTGTCACGTGGCATGTCAGTGCATGTGGATGAAGATAAGATAGAGACGTATATACGTGAATCGGAAAGCATCGACATAAAGTCAGCTCTTGGTGATGCCTTGTACCTTGATGTGAAGGAGAATCCAGAGAAATACAAGCTTCTTCTTGATGGAGGTACGTATGAGGACAAGTGTGGAGAGAAAAAGATATTCATGGGTATTAAGACGGCGTTGGCATATTATACCTATGCACGAATCGTGAAGAACGGTGATTTTAATGTGACCAGATACGGACTTATGCAGAAGGAGGATGAATACAGCAGCCGTCCTGACATCAAGGAAAAGGTGATGGCCTATAACGATGCGTTTTCCATCGCTGACAGATACCTGAAGGAGTGTGTATGGTTTCTTGAAGAGAAAAAGGATGATTATCCTCTTTACAAGGGAAACGGAAAAATTAAAGCAAATAGGACTGTATTTAGAATTTTAGGAGATTGAAATGAGTGATAGTATCGACATATTGAAAGAGTTGTCTTTGCTGATTCGTAATGCAACGAAAAGCGGAGAGAATACGGCTGAACGGGTGGGTAGGACATTTGTTGGTATAGTCGATATTTTGTCGGAAATCACTCTTGATAAACTTAGAGAAATTTTTCTTCGTAAAGACCAGTCAGACGGAACTAACTTCTTGTTGAAGTTCGGTGAGTTCATTGATTCAATGATTGCCGGGAAGGGTGCTGGTATATTTCCCGACGGTCGTGGGCAGTTCGAGAAGCTCGAGGTGCGCAGCGCAATGATTGTGAAGGAACTTATCTATAATCGCTGGTTCGCTCAGGAGGGTAATGTGACATACTCCGAAGCCGGAACAATCGAACGGATTGAACTTCTTGAAGACGGTACGTATGACTTGTATCTTCGTCGCCGATGGGAAAATGATATTACGGCGTTCAAGGAACAGGACGTAAGTTATGGCTCAGTAAATAACCTTAATTCAACAGGAGAGTATTATGACAGCTGGTTCCGTGTCCTTAGTGTGATGCAGGCAGAAAATAAGATTAACGTAGTTCTCTATCCGGATGAAGAAGTGCCTGGTGGTAAGAACTATCCTCCAGCTGTCGGTATGGTGATTACACGTCGTGGCAATGCGGTAGACGAAGAACGGCAAGGGTTCTGGTATATATCCAGCTATGAAGGCTGTCTTTGCATGCTGGATGGCGTCACAAAGCCCGTGCTGGAAGAATCTAATTACAGCATCATTATCGGAAAACTAAAGCGATTGGAACTGTTCGATAACCTCCCAATCAACTACCGGCAGAGTTATGTGTATTGCCGTGGTATCGCTATCCAGGACTTGATGCGGATAGACTATCAGGGTGTGGTTGTCGTACAGCTTAACGACCGTGGGTTCTGGTCGCTGGAGGTTGCTCAGAGCGAGAATCCTTATACAGTTGGGAAAGAAACGGTCGATACGGTATGGCATTACGGCTGTCGCTGGAAATGCCTTGTCACCGGAACAACGGACGAACCTCGCTATGCCAGTACGGGATGGGCGATGATTGAAGGTAATCCTGAATTTACGATAGATATTGATAGCGAAAACGGTTGGCAGTTTGACGGGAGCCAGCTTCAGGAAGGAGTAGTCTTTACTACCTTAACTGTAACCGGACAGCTCTACAACCGTGACGTGACAGACAGCATACTTGATACGGACGTGTCCTGGACACGCGATACGGGCAATGTGTCTGAAGATAATGCCTGGGCTATCAAGAGAGCGGATGCTGGTAAGTCTCTTACGCTGACAGTAGACGATTTGGGGATTGAATTTGGCCGCACGAAGACTGTTTGCACGTTCAAGGCTCGCGCCTTATTACGTGACGGTCAGACATTCGAAGTTGCAGAGAATGAAATAACATTTTAAAGATATGATAACTACAAGAAAAAAAAGACTGGATGTGAATTATACCCCATTGCAATGCAGTGGGGATATAGAAACCGTGGGAAGTGTACCTGACCGACAGATATACTCCGCCGACACGAAGGAATATATCCCGGACTACACGCTGACTCCACTTGTGCTGTTTCCACGCTGCAATGCGACTGACCCAGACCAGTACACGAAGTCTGGAGTGGTTAATGCTTCTCTTACCAATATGAAGTGGTATGAGATACTGGGGACGAAGCGAACGCTGATTGAATCCGGTAATACTAATTATGAGATAACCAACGAGGGTGATGCAAAAGGGCAGATTCTAATTAGATGTAACTCTATGGTTACAACGCCACTTGCATTTGAGTTTTACGCTGAATACGCCGACCCGCGAACGAATCAGGTGTATACATTCCGTATGAGTACGGTAATACCAGTGTCAGATGCGACACTGCCAACACCAGCCCTGAAGCTCGATAGCCCTTCTACTGTAATATGGAATCCGCTTCGCAATCCGTTGTCACGTACAATCAAGGCATCCGTATATGTCGGTGGTCAAGAGGTTTCAGATAAGCAGAATTGTAAATTCTTCTGGTACCGCGAACTGGATACAGGTGCATTAGAGCCTATTACAGACGGAAATGGAGATAATGACTGGGAGGTAGATAGCATAGACCACAATACGCTTACCATTAATCAGGATTATATTGGAGAAGAAATTACCTATGTGTGCAAACTGGCTTACATCCCTGATCTTCACGAAGAGAATATACCAGATGTGCCTCCCTCAGATGCACCTATGGTAAGTACCACAATCCGACGACGTATTCCTCATGTGGAAGCAGACTGGAAGGGAGTTCCTTCGCAGTTTCCAGGAGGTACCACTAAGTTTACTCCGGAAGCGTTTGTCACCGACGGAATGGGTGTTGTCCCGAATCCGGAAGAATGGATCAGATTTGTCTGGAACGTAAAATCACCTTATTCGCAGAGTTACAGCAGACAGGCTATCGGAGTAAAGCCGACAATCACATTCATTCCAGGAATGATGCTGGAACTGGAGGTACAGGATAGAGGGCCACAGGCAATACTGATAGATGATACGGATGGTACCGTACTGCAGGATGCTGATGGTAATGTTTTATTTGACAGAATTAATAACTAATACATACGACTATGGCATATTACGTAAAAGTGACAAAACAGGTGTCTGATAAGATGAATCTTACTGCAATACGCAATAAGACTGCGGATGGAAACGTGCTGCTGTGGCAGGCAGATTTAAATAGAATTGAAGGTGATACCATATTTGAACGCGCAGAGCGGATAGGCGGAAAGGCTATTACAGCTCAGGAAGCCAAGGCTGAAACAGACGGTACAGAAAATCCTTCCGAAGTATATACACCTGACGAATATAAGGAAGATACGCCTACCGTCTTGCCGGAGATATCAAATGACACCGTATCTACTGAAGCAGAGGAAGGAGGTACATTATGAGTGAAGCAAGTGTATCACGACAAGTAGTGTATGTGCGGAAGGGTAGCGTGTATATGCCTTTCCTTCAGTCAAACATGGGAGACTTATATCAGGAGTACCAGGGTACGGCAGATAATCCGACAAATATCACTCCGGATTTCACTACGCTGACGCCGATGTTGAGTTACATCATCACCTCTTCTTTAGCTGCTACCGGGATTGTGGTTCCTTCGTCAGTTAAATGGTTTTTCAATGATACGGAGCTTACGTTTGGAAGCAACAAACTTTCTACGAATACTTTTGGTGGCGAAACAGGCCATTTTGAAAACGTACCGTATTCTTCCGGAACACAAAATTATTTTGCACTGAAGATAAAGAAGAACCTGGTGAAGGCATCTGCAGGTGCTGCATGTAACATTAAAGCAGAAGCGACTATTGCAGTCGGTAATACCAGCGACAAGATACAGTGCGTTTACAGCATACCTGTCACTGTAGGTGTGGGTAACAGTAAGCGCGTTACCATTATGGCCGGTGACAACAAGTTCTTTACACTGACTGATAAGGGAGACTCCTGTATACTCAAGGCTATGGCTTACGTGGGCAGCGAACAGCTGAACACTTCGTTGACATACAAGTGGTACACGTTACAGTCTGGCAGCTGGCAGCAGATTGGTGGACAGACAAACCAGAATCTTACTGTTACCAATGATATGGTAGATACCACCGGACAATTCAAGGTAGAGGTGTTCCAGGATGGAAACCTTATCGGGATGGATGTCCAGACGGTAGTAGATGCTTCTGACCCGTTCGACATTATTACCAACCCCAATCCAGAGAGTGAACAGATTGAGCAGGGAAGCGGTGGTACGGTAGTCTATTCGCCTATCCTTGTCAAACGTGGCAGTACGACCAAGTATAAAGAAATGAGATTCTACTTCGTCTTTACAGACTCAGCAGGTAATATTCTTAACCCCAGTACATCTACTACGCCATCTGCAACCGGAACCGTAACTGAAGCTATGTGTGAACAGGCATCCGGTAATGTGGCTGTAACAATAACTACGGAGGAGTAGGTATGACATTAGCAAGCAAAACGGCAGAGGTTAAATATATCCAAAAAGGGAACAAAGGAGCTAAGCTCCGTATGCGAGACTGGGATGTAAACGTGAAATATTTATCTGGAGAGAAAGATGAATTATTTTACGATGTTGTGTTGTATAAGAGTAAATTATATCTGTGCCTTGTATCTCATACATCTATATCTGGTGTTAATGATCCTATTACATCTGTTTCTCAGCAAAAGGGATTTTGGGAAATCGCACAAGAGTGGGTTTTTATTGCAACGAAACTATTGCTTGCTGAAAAAATAAATGCAGACCAAATAGATGTAGAAAGTTTATATGTTAAGCATTTAGATGGTGCAGATGGAACATTCTCTGGAGAATTAAAAGCAGCTACCGGGTCTTTCGAAGGAAGTGTGAATATCGCAAAAGGGAAAATTGTTTTTAACGAGGATGGAAGTGGATCTGTTGCGAAACAAGATAGCCTTTTAAAAGAAGGAATTACTTTTGACTCAGAAGGAAATGTAAGACTGGGAGCTAATGTAGAATATCTTGGATTTGAGAGCCATTATTATATGGGCCCTATAATAAAAAGACAATCTGATGGTAGTAATTTATTTTATATCTCCAGAAAAGGTGTTAGATATTCTAATTATGTTACCATACCGACACAAACCAATAAAGACGCATTTGTTATGCCTGCAGGAGAAGGATGGAATGGTCAGTTTTTATATGTATATAATTTTAATTACAATAACTTATCTCTTAAACCAGCACCAGGTGAATTGGTTATACCGGCTATGTCAGTAGGAATTTTTTTTGCATCACCAGCAACGAGGACTGGTGGAACATTATGGACTGTCATTGCAATCAATAAAGAACAAATACTTGGAGTAGGAGAATATGAAGACATATATCCTAATGGATAATATTTAATATATAAATTTGAAAAACTTAAAAATTACGATTATGATACAGAAAAAAAGTTTAAAGGAAGCGATTCAAAATCCGGAGATAATATCAGTTGTGGGAGGACTGATAAATCCTCTGTTTATATTTAAAGAAGCATTAGCGACAGGA